TGTCAAAATCTGATGCTAACGCTTCAAATGATTTAATAATTTGAAGTTCAGCTTCAGTTCTATCCGGTGTTTTCTTGTGTGATTCAAGACAATCCAGATAATCAAGTATAAGTATATCGAATTTAATTCCGGTTTTCTTTTGATGCCTAATCATCCAATTACGAATGTCAAGCATTGTCGTATTTTCCTGACTGAATCTTTTAATAAGAAGGACACCTTTGCCCTTCATCGATTCAGCTTTTTCGTTACAAATTTTAAATGCTTTCTTGTTTTCTTCTTCGTCATCCATTTTACTTAACGGAACTTTCGACCAAATAGCATAATGCTTACGCTGAATTTGTTCCGTAGTGTCCTCAAAAATAACTTGAAGTACATTTTTCTCAGCCTCATATGCGTAATTAGCAATCTTGGTGAGTAGTGTGGTCTTTCCAACACCTGACGGAGTTAATATCACACCAATTTCACCTTTACCAAGTCCACCACCAGTAACAGCATCAAGCACATCAACACCTGTCGGTATTGGCTGACGAAATTCTTTTCTTAACGCTTTTTCAATATTATCAATTACTTCAGTACCATAATCTTCTTCATCACCAATATGTGAAATTTTTTGAATTTTCTCATCAATTTCACCAAGTACGTGTTTTCTCCTTATTTCACCACTCTTTGTTTTATCAAGAATAAATTCAGCAAATTTTCTCCATTCCTGTTGTTTTATAAAAGTATTTGTTTCCTTTTGAACAACAGAACCATCATGAAGCATTTCTTTATTTAAAATTCTTTCGTTCCAAAGTGTAATTCTTTTAATGACAGAAAATAACGATTCTTCTTCAATTAAATTATTTGGAGTTTTGTATTTGTTGATTGCCTGATGAATACTCTGATTTTGAAGGTTTGGAACTTTTTCATATTCCTTAAAGTATTCAAGCATAATGATGAACAACCTCTTTAAATTGGGGTCATCAAAATATTCAATAGCTAAATTCGGTATGGTTTTTTCTGCAAATTCTGGTTCTACAAGCAATTGCCACATAAGGCGTTGCTGAAATTCCGGTCCGAGATATGCTGTAAAAGTATTTTCTGTACTATCTGCCATTTTATAATAATGTTATAAAAAGGGCAGTTGCTGTTAATATATAAAGAATAAAAATAATTATGAATCTAATTTTAAAAACCAAGAGCACAGCAACTGCCCAATATTATTTAAACTCAGTTCTTCCTGAGTTTTCGCAGCATTTCTTCTCTTTTTGCCGGGGGAAGTTCTCTGATTTGATTAATTGATAATCCTTTGATGTTAATTAAATCATAATCATCCCACATATTATCAATGTCGTCCCTTTTTATGTGATTGAAAATTGTGTTTCCAACCTCAACAACTGTGTCAATTAAATCAACCGACCAGCGTGCAACCGGATTGAAACCATCAACATAAAACAGCCTTTCAACTATGGTTTTATCGTTAATATAAAAACCGATTTTACATTCAACACCACGAATTACCTTTTCCTCAATTTGCTGAACAATTGGTTGTGGATTATAACGCATACCCCCCCTATATTCCTGTGGATATAAACTTATCATTTTCTGATGATATTGAAACAAATCAAGTCTCTCGTTTAACTCCGTCACATAACTTCTTTTTGAAAGCACTTTTTGGAGTTTAGTTATTGCACGGGGCAATATTTCCCTTATATCAATGGAATATCTTGTAAAAGGGTTAAACTGGTCTGCATCGAAAACTTTTTCACCTAACAAAACATTACCCTGATACAGTGAAAACCTAAACTCATTATTAAATTCTTTCTCGTTCATTTGATTTATTTTTTATGGTTAATACTATTGACACAAATATAATTGGAATCCGGCAAAAGTGAAAGACTTTTTCACAAAGTAGTTAAATTTTTTTTCTCATACTCTTTAAGTAATTGTCTTTCACGCATGATTACAGTATAGAATGGTTCTATGTAATTGGGATATGTGCTACCATATACTGATAAAAACTCATCTTCTTTAACCATCCACTCGTATAATCTCTCCCCTCTTTTCTCTTTTCCCTCTGCATCCGACTCCAACAATGGCATTTCCAATTGCTGCAATTCTTCAATTGCTGCTTCCGTTAACATCGGTTTTGATAGATTAACTAATTGATAGTTTATCTTCAATCTTTCAACGCCTTTCAATAAATTTTCAAGTGCTTTAAGTGGCTGCTTCTTTTCAATAATTCTTTGCTTATTCATTTCATCGGCTTTTTGACATATTTCTCTAACCGATAAATGCTTATATTCCATTTCTGGAAAATATTTTAATAACGTTGTTTCCTTTATCCCTTCAATTCCTTTTATATTATCAGATACGTCACCACAAATTATTTTAAGCACCAATGCGTTTGAATAATGATGCTTAAAATACATCATATAATTAATTTTGGTAACTGGTTGGCTGATATTTGGGAATATGATTGTGATATTCAAATCAAGCAATTGTGCAAAGTCCCTGTCATTTGAATACAAAAAGATTTCTTCTTTGTTGTTGTATTGCTGACAATATGCTGCGATTAAATCATCAGCTTCAACATCATCGACTTCAATTTGTCTTAAATATAATTGCTCCGCATATGCCTGAATGCGTTTTCTTTGTTTTAAAATGGATTCTTCTTTAGCTTTTTCCCTGCGGATTTCCGCAGCAGATAGTTCAATCTTTCTATACCATTCCTTATTTTTTCGATTGGCTTTATATTCCCTATCGATACGATGGCGCATTACTCCACCACCTTCCCCATCCCAAATGAGCACAACTTTATTAATCATATGCTCCTTTATTAATTTACGAATGGTTGTCATAAAAGAATACAAACCGCCAATGTGACCGAATTTGGCGGTAAATGTATCCTTTGCTCCGTGATATGAACGTTGTAAAAGATAAGAAGAATCCACTAACAAAGTTCTGGTTTTCATTCAATTTCCAAAATTTCGCCTTCTTTTATTTCAGTAAATTCATCTTTAATGTCTTCTGCATTAATATCAGCACCAAGTCTGTTACGGAAATAAAGAATATTATCCTTTTTATATTGGTCGATTTCTTCTGGAATTATGAATCCATGTGGGGTTGAAATTATTACACCTTCAAATGAAACACCACCAAGGTCACAGTCGATTTGGTTCTTAGCCACATTCACAACTGTTTGAATACCGTATGTAACTTTGCGGTTCTTACTTGTTGCATCAACCTTTTTTGTTGCATGTGCTGCCACACCACCAAAATGATATATGAGACGTGAACCATAAAAGAATGTTTCACCACCTTTATGTTTAACCACACCAGCACCCATGCTATCAATCCAAATTTTCTGAACACCAATAACGGTATTGGTGAAAGGACGATTTTCCTGTCTGCTACTTGGTATTGTATTATTTAAAAGGTATTTGAAATGCTTTTCAAATGCTCCGGCATTCCACATGTTGTTGTCGGAAGTGTTATTTTCTTGTGCCATAACTGTTCTATTGCAGTCAAGTGTCCCAAGACTATCAATAGCAAACAATATGTCAACAGGAAGGTTTCCTGCTTCTTGTTCATCGATAAAATAATCAATTGCGTCTTTTAAGTCTTCAATTGAAGCCTCTTTCCTATCCTTATCTTTCTTCTTACCGAATTCTTTTAACAAGTAATCGTTCTTGATGAGGATGTGCGGACCGTTCCAGTCAAATCCCATTTTAGTTAAACGTTCCTTGCCCAAGTTATTTTCAGTATCAATAATAATTGGAAGTATTCCCATCTTTTGCGCACTTACAATACCTTCACAAATTGCTGTTGACTTACCAGTATTACTGAAACCACGTGCAAGACTAACATATCCCATTGGAAATCCCGGTAATCCAGTTGCGGTTTGTAATGCTTTTGACGCAGGAATCCATTTCAAGGGTTTATCCGGTGATGTTACTGCACCAGCTTTCTTTTTAAAATCATCCAACGAAAATTTCTTCATTGGGGTAGGTTTTCTTGACGGATTTGCAGGAACTTCGTTCACAACTTCTTTTTCTTTTGCCATGTTATAATTCAATTATAATATAAAGGGGGATTTTTAATTTCCCCCTTTATTCCTTGTAATTTTTAGAAAGGAAGGTCTTCATAATCTCCACTTCCCGGAGCACCATCAGATGCGCTTGATTGTGGTTCAGGACTCTGAACGGTATTCGGAGTTGCAGCAAGTGCTGCAGCACCTACATTAACCACATCATCCTGATATGTTCCAACCTTTGATTCTGTAATGTTACTGATTGTAACCCTTGGATATTCTTCATCCAAATCTGATGCCTGTTCAAAATCTTCTTCTGAATCTGCATCAAGGTTACGGTTACGTGTGTTAGCAGCTTCTTCCAAATCTGGACGACCCGGAAATACCCAATGTTTGTTATTCTGGTCGATATCGTCCCAATATGGGTTTGTGCCATTAGCAACTGCCTCAAGGAATTCATACGGTGGCATACCCGGTGCTTGCTTCGGCTTAAAAATATCTCTCCATGTGATATCATCTTCAAGCCAGCTTCTTGCCATAATTGAATCTCCATGCAATGGAGATTTTCCATTGAATAATATGGCAGAAATTGCTTTATAAACATGACCATTGAATTCACTGTCGGTCATAAGGATACTCAAATCAGTACCATCTGTTGCACTTGCATAATCAGCCTTTTGAGTTGCAGTGTACTGTTCCAACACTGGAAGGAGTTTATCAAGCGTACCCTGATTCTTGTAGTTGTGTTTAAATCTCCAGAATTTAACACCGTCTTTTTCAACACCCCTGTCAATACCACGAAGAATGTAGAATTTCTTTGCTTCCCAGCCATTAGCTTCTGCAAAGATTTTCTTGTTCTTTTCATTGATTGCCAACTGTGTCTCATTCATCTTTTCCTTCTTAATACCCTTGATTGATTGGTCTTGGGTTGCAAGAATTTTCTTGTGTTTTGCACAAAGAGGACACGGTGCAGGAACAAGTACAGGATTACCGTTCTGGTCAGTCACTGGTTTGCCATCAAGTCCCATTTTGGGAACTTTAGGGTCGTTGTGAGCAGGACAGTAAATTACTGTGCCATGTCTTTTCTTTCCACCAGCAGTAAGTGTGGGAACAACGTGGAAGAATGCTTCTTCAATACGTTTTCTTCCGGGTTTCGGGGGAAGAATTCTGAAAGTTTCTTTGGTTTTGCGGGGAACAAAATACTTTGCTAAAATTTCCTCACGTGATTTTCTTTTCGAACCTTGTGTCTGTGATTTTTTCTGATAATCAGAGAACATTCTTTTGATGTCGTCCAGTTCGTTTGGACTTCCGTTTACGTTTAAATCGCTCATTTTAAAAAGTTTTACAGTAAAAATTATTTTTCAATTAGTAAAATTGCAGTACAAATATATCCTACATTTTGTATAAATACAAGGATTTTTAAAAAAGAAGTGAAATATTTTTTCAACTTATGGCTTTAATATGCCATCTGAAACGATTGTAAATGAAAGAGTTTGCTTGTTTTCAAAATAATCGCCATTTTTCATCCTAAGTTGCAAAT